AGGCAGCACATCACTTTGGTCTAAATAACGAGGTTCAAGAAAAGGAGACTATGGCGAATTATTTTAAATATCATGAGGAAGAAATACTCAACGATATTGAAGAGTATGTATCAGCAACTTATAGAGGACACTACACTGGAGATACACATGAGTATCGTAATGTTCAAACTATAGATTTAATGGCAGCAAGATCACTTGCATCTGGGTTCTGTCAATCAAATATTTTAAAGTATGGAAGTCGTTATGGTAGCAAGGATGGAAGGAATAAAAAAGACTTGCTTAAAGTGATTCATTATGCTATGCTATTGTTACATTTCGATGATCACTACGGTAAACCATCTATCACAACTGGAAACATTGATCACAACATGCCTTAATTATGAATTTATCTGAAAAGTCTTTAGCTGTTTTAACAAACTTTGCTGAAATTAATAACTCCATTCTTGTAAAAAAAGGAACACAACTTCGCACAATATCTGTTGCTAAGAATATTCTTGCAGAGGCAAATATAGAAGAAGAATTTCCTCGTGATTTTGGTATCTATGATCTTAATCAATTTTTAAATGGATTAACGTTACATGAAAATCCTGATTTGGATTTCTCTCCAGATTCTTATCTATCGATACGTGAAGGTAAGAGTAGTGTAAAGTATTTCTATGCAGATCCACAAGTTATTATTGCTCCACCTGAAAAGGAGATTACACTTCCATCAGAGGATGTTCATTTTCAATTAGATAGTGCTTCTTTAGAGAAACTTATTAAGGTAGCAACAGTGTATCAATTACCTGATTTATCAGTAGTTGGTGAAGCAGGTGCAGTTAAGTTAGTTGTACGTGATAAGAAGAATGATACATCTAATAGTTTTTCTGTTGTTGTAGCAGATACTG